ATTATTCCGCATTAATAGAATCACAGCTTGGTATCTCTCTAAAACACACCCATTTGCAATTGGAGGATTTACTTTAGTTAGAACAGATACTTTCAGACAGCTTGGCGGATATGATGAAAAAGCAACCCAGGCCGAAGATTGGCTCCTAAGCAGGCAAGTACCTATCTGGAGATTTAAACTTATACCAGACCTAATGACTCAGGATAATAGAAGGTTCAAAAAATATGGTTATTTTAAGATGATAAAACTTTTATATAATAATTGGATAAATAAAAACAATCTTGAATATTTTTATCAGGATCAGAAATACTTCTAGCTATTTATAACAGAATCTATGAGAGTTCTCATACTAACTTGTTTACTATTTATAACCAATTTATCTTTTGGTCAAATTAAAATAGATAAAGCAGGTGATGGATGGGATCTTAAAATAGATTCAGCATTAACATTAATCAGAAAAACCGATATTGAAAAATATCAACTGATTGATAGCGTTTGTGAGAGAGTGGAGTTCTGGTCTTCTGGGTTTTCTTCCAACGAAGGAAGTTATGGAAACAAAGGAACGATACTGGTTGCCGTTAAGGATGTACAATTAAATTCGATCAACAACCTCGCAGTAGTGTTGGTTCATGAGAGTTTGCATTTGCACGTTTTACAGAAAGGGTACATCATAATTCCTGAACAAGAGGAAGCATGGTGTTACAGGTATGAGCTTGACTTTATTGATAAGCTTAAGAATCCTGAACCTTGGTTAAAACAGCATGCAATAACTCAATTAACTAACATACAAAAATGAAAAAACTAATCCTATTCTTACTAACGGCCTTAGCCGTTTTCGGAGTATCGGCACAATCAGCTTCTACATCACCTGGAACAGGGCACTGGGTGGTAATTGATTCTGGTTATCAAGTAGCAACTACTACTGTCGGACAGACTGTTGCCCCTCTTTATTTTTACAACACCGCTACCTCTGAAAAGATTACAGGTATGCAGTACAGAGTGTTCTACGACAATACTGCTTTTACTGGTGTAGTTCCTTCGTTAAAAATCTCTACTACTGATCAATACTTACAGTATGTAGATAGTAATGCTCAAGGGTTCTTAACAGTTACCGTTGTTTACACAGGTACTAACTCAACTTTCAATTATTCTAATGGAGCAACCTTTGATTTAACCTTCACTCATGCCGGTGAAGCTATCTGGAACAACTTAGATTCTATTAAGACTTTAAAAGTTGCAGGCGTTAAATCATTCTCAAACAAGGCTGCTACTAACTGGGGTAACGATACTACTTTGGTAGTTTATTCTTACGGTGGTCGTTTCAACCAGAAGGTGTTGAGATTTGCTGCTAAGTTTAAGAACGTTACTGGTTCAGATGCTAAGAACTTGTGGGTATCTTTAGAGAAGAGAGCAAAAGGTTCTTCAACCTGGACTCAAGTAGAAGCTAAAGCAACTAACTCAGTAGGACATGTTGTATTTAAAAAATTCTTAGATACTACTTACTGGGATGTTAGAATGGCGATTAAAGGAGATACAATGACTCCTGGTTCAGTATTCTCAACTGCTGATGCACAGAAGATCAACCAAGCTATCCTAGCTCAATACACTCCTTCAGGATTTGACTACTACACAATGGATGTTAACGGAACTGATGGTTTAATCAGCATTGCAGATGTTTATTCAGTATATGGAAGATTAGCAGGTAGATTCAATGCTTGGCCTAACGCTAAAAAGGATGTAATGTTCTTTACAGTTGCTGAATACAATGCAATCAATGGATCAGCTACTAACCTAACTTCTACTTACTCTACAATTAATAACCTAACTTACTCAATTGACGGTAAAGATTCAATCACTTACTACGTAGCAGTTAAGGGAGATGCTAACTCAACCGGCTTTAAAATGGCTCGTTTGACCCCTATTAAGATTATTAACCCTGTTAATGCTAAAAACTACATCATCGATAACACAGTTCAGTATGATAATGTAACTGAGACTATTGAGGTTAATATGCCTAAAGTTAAAGTTGATGAAGGTAACTTAGTTAACGTTCCTGTTAAAATGCTTACTAACGGAAAGCAATTAGGTGCAGTTCAATTAGAGTTAAAATATGATACAGCATTATTAGAGTTTAAGAAAATCGACTTGACTGAAAAAATGATGAACTGGACTTCATACACCAACCCTGATAACGGAGTAGTTGCTTTTGGTGCTGCTGACTTAAAAGGTGACCAGTTAATTAATGATGGTGAGCAGATCTTAACTATGCAATTCATTGCTAAGAAGCCTCAAGCAGAATGGTCTAGTGCTGCAATCTGGACTGGTCCTAAATTCGTTGGAGGTAATGATGCAAGAGATATGAACATCACCCCAGCAATGGGAGTAATTGAGGTAAGAAGAATTAGCAAACCTGTTAAGATAACCGAACTTGAAGACCTAATTGTATTCCCTAACCCAAACGACGGAGTAGTTAACCTTCAATTCAGAGTAGATCAAGAATCTCAAACAGAAGTTGCAGTTAGCGACTTAGTAGGTAGAAAAGTTATGGAGGTGCTAAACACCAAAATGCCTGCCGGAGAATACAAATACGTTGTTAATTTAACTAAGCTTGAAGATGGATTTTACTTCTTATCAGTAAAGACAGATACTAAAATCTCAACTTCCAAAATAATTATAAACAAATGAGTATTAAAGAATCACTTAAAAACGCACTCGGCTTTAAACAGGCCGAGTTCGTTAAAGTAGACGATAAGAATCGTTTCTACTATATGTTACAGCAAATGCAAGCCAATAGATGGAAAATCACTGCCATCGTTTTAGGTTTGTTTTTCTTTATTATCTTCGGTATCAATATGGCAGTAATGTTTAAAATTGAGATTGCTGAAAGCTGGAAAGAAATGTTACTTATCCTTTTTGGAGCATTTGTAGGTAACTTAAACAAAGTAGTTGATTACTGGTTTAATTCTGAAGATAGAGATAAAATGCTAATTCAGAAAGTGGATGAGGAAGATGGTCAATCATTATCAAGCACATTAGGAGATAAATAATATGTCAGAAGAACAAAAAGAAGAAAGCGTAATGTCAGCAACCAAGAAAGCAATCATTGGTGCTATCACTACTGCAGTTACAGCCGGCGGTGCCTGGTTTGCAACCCACTTAGGCGGTGGCGAAGAGTCTAAAGAAGAAGCTAAGACAGAGCAGGCAGCACCCGGTGCACCTGTTGTGATTAACTTACAGAACAACAACACTAACCAACAGAAGCAATCTAGCGGTGGAGGTACAAACACAGTTATTAAAGAACGTGTAGTTGAAAAACCTGCTGCTGCTACTCCTGCTCCTGCTACCAAGCCTGAACCTAAAGAAGAAGATCCATGGTAAAAAAATGGTTCAATAGGTTTATGACCTTGGTTATTTTGACATTAGCCGGCTGTGGTTCTATGAAGACTACTACCGAGCAGGATGTTATTGAAACTAAAGACATCTCAACAGTATCAAATTACACAGACAGCTTGAAATATGCTGTACAAGTAATTAACGTTGATATGACCAAGGTACTTGCTTTATACCCAGACCTTCAAGAAAAGAATGTCGGTTTAGGTTTTGCAGAATCAGTACTAGATTATTTAGATGAAACAGGAAGATTTATATTCACCGAAGAAAAATCCGAAATTAAAGAACGGATGGTTACCCAATTCAAAGCCTCAAAGAAAGGAGTCTTCGAAGAGCCCATTGATGGAAAGGGTAAGATTAAAGCTGCTCGTTACTTTGTTTATGTTACTGTGGCCGATTTTGCTGTTGATGAAGATGAGACTGTGGAGAAGGGTAAAAGCAAAGTTGTTGTCACTACTTTCTTACGTCTCCAAGTTCGTTTCGTTGATGCCATGACCGGCCAAGTTTACATTGGTTCAGGAGAAGGTGAAGCAACTAAAGTAGGAGAATCATTCCTAAAAAGTCTTGATATGAAGTTTTCACAGAGTACTGTTGGTAAAGCAACTAGAAAGTCTTTAGAGACTGCTACAACTAAAGTAATTGAAAGCTTAATCAGGAACGGTGTCTTTAAAAACTAAAATATTATTTTTTTTATTTATGATAGGACTGTCTTTAAACGGGCAGTCCTTTCTTTATTCATATATTGATCCTTGTACAAAGGAGAGTAAGTTTATAACCGCTGATATGAGCAGCCCGATTGTGGTTGTTTATTACGGGCAGGTTAGAACGTTTAGTTATGTAGAGCTACAAGATGGAACTTTTGATTTATGGATGCTTGATACTTATAATAACTCCATGTCAAGGGGCTGTAGCAACAACTACAACAACCACATCGACGAACTTGGCTTCAAACGTTGTTAATAGTGTAATGAATTTAAATTCTATTGCCAACGTTGGGTCATTTACATCAGTGGGAACAAATGTAGGAGGAGCAACTTCCACAGGTACCGGCTCGGTTAGTACTTCAAACAATAAACAAGAAGATGGAAATACTCAGTCGAATACGAACCAAGAACCCGGTGGAGATAATAATTCAAATAGCGGCAATTCTAGCGGTAGCAGTGGGTCCTCTTCTGGTAGCGGTGGCAATGGCGGCGGTTCCGGATCTGGGAAAGGACAAACAGAAGAACCAAAAACAGAAGAACAGCCATCCGAACAGCAAGTAGAAGAACAAAAAACTGAAACTCAAAAATCACAGTCATCAGGAACCGCTAAAGCAGCAAACAAAGCTAAAGCAGAAGTTGCCAAGCCTGCAATCTTAGTTACAGGAGATCTTGTCGGAGTACAAAAAGCAGATGATGGATCTAGGGATGCAAGAGGTACTATGTCCTTCACTCGAGTAAAAGGAGATGGAACAGCATCATTAGGATTCTCAGCCGACTACATGGTTAATGCCAAAATAGGTAACCTTTCGGTAATGAGATCTTGGATTGGAGTAAATAAGAAAGGACATAAACACATTAACGTTGTTTCAGATGCTTTCGGTATTCTACCTAAATCTTGGTCTAATACAGCTTTATTTGTAAGAGTAAACTCAGTTAAAAACTTTACAGCACTTTATGGAGGAGCTGGAACTTACGGAAACCTTTACGGAGAAGAAATGATTTCAACTTTAGCGATTGGTGGATTTATGTATAAAGGTAAGTTAGCAAAAGCATTAGATGCTACTATCATTGCTGCCTGTGTGTATTCACCGTATACCAAGTATTACACAGAGTCTCTCTTTGAAGCTAAACCAATCGTTATTCCCTTCTTTAACTTTAATTATAAACTAACAAAAACATTTGGGGTTGGATTAACCGGCGGTGGTACTTATATTGCTACTCAGAGTGTGCTTAACTACCAAATATTAATGGGTGGAAAATTACTGTTATGAGATTACTACTTGTATTTTTACTATTAACAAATTCACTGCTAGGTCAATTTACCTATTCAGGATATCTCTATAATGCAAACGGATCTGGTGCTAGTAATGTTCCTGTAAAACTTTATAAAAGTACAGCAGGAGCAACCACCAAGTCAGGAACATTAACTAAAATAACATCCGGTATTCCTTCAGATAGAGGAAGAGGAACTTCTGTATTATTTTCTACTGCTAATACAGACGAAGCATCTGTTGCAATTGCATTCCCTTCCGGGTTTAGTCCTTCTTATGCAGGTACTAGTTATTCTTCCGGTCACGTAAATGCTAACTCGTGGTTTACTTTCGGTACAAGTTCTAGTTCAGGATACAACGGAAATGCAAGCAGTCCTAATCAACCCACTATTCATATCGGTTCAGTAGATAATGGTTCTACAGACAACAACGTTTCTTATGTTTCAACTGAAAGTTATACAGACGGAACTTACGGAGATGTATTTAGAGTTAGATATGAAGGTAACTGTAAGTACAATCAGACTGGAATTAACTATGTTTGGGATTTATACTTTATTAAAAACCAAGCCTCAAAACAGATAGTAGTTTGGAGAACATTTACTGCCGACGGTTCAAACCAGGAGGTGATGGGTATATCAACAGGCAGTGCTTGGATGGCTAGTTCGTTTATTACAGCAGGTACCTTTACTAGTACTACTTGGGAAATAACTTCAACTTCAACTACAACAAGTTCTTCTACTTCTTTAGATGCTACAGTCAATACGAACTCATCAGGCTACTATTCTTTTTCAAGAACTACAGTTGCCGGAGATCAATTTACAATCCAGGTAGATGCTCCAACCAGAATCCAAGCTTATACAGCTTCAGATATTCAAGGAGTATCAAATCTTATTTTAGGAAGGGTAGTTAGGAACGGATTATCGTTTCATAGGTTTGATGTGAATGATGACGGAGTAATTTCAATTGCTGATAAGTATTATGTTGCAGCAAGGAAGGCAGGTTTATTCTCTAAGTGGAGAACAGCTCCTGATGTAAGGATCTTTACAACAGCTCAATATAATGCTATTGTAGCATCATCCACCAACGTTAGAGCAACTTATCCAGGAGTAACTAACCACACTACCGGTACTTTAACATCAGGAGGAACATTAAATCTGTATATTATTGCTCCAGGTTATGCCGGACAGGTAACCTACTGATATTTATAAGAGATGTTAAGCACACTCGCTTCTATATTATTTGCATTAGCTCCTATCAAAGATTCTACTTTCGTTAAAGTGCATGTTACTAATCACCAGCACATTGAAACGATTGGAGGAAGGAATGTTACTTTTGGAGTTAAGGAAGAGGTTGAAGAGCTTTTAATTAATAAAGGATACACCCCTGTTGATTCAGGAGTTGTTCTTCATGTTCAGGTTGGGATAGATAGTTTCTATTCTCCTCAACAGGTCTTAAACATCATGGGCCTTCAATGGCTAAGAAAAGATTATATTGTTAAAACCAGTATTTGTATTGGTTCAGGTTGTTTTGAAGCTGTTGGCGAAAGAAGGACGTTTGTTTTTGCAATGTTTTTAAATGTTGAGAACAACGAAGTTCCGTTAAACCGAAAGGCGTTTTCTAAAGCGTTACAAGAAAGTTTAACTAAAACAACTAAACAATTCTAATATGAAAAAATTTTTCTCACAATTATTCGACGACAACAACTCAATCAATGAAAAGAGTGTCGTTGGTTTTATCGCATTCTTGATGCTTTGTATTGCATTCTTAGTAGACATTATTACCGGTTACGGTGGTAAAGAATTCGTCGTTAACAAGATTATCTTCGACGGATTTATGGTAATGGTACTAGGTTCGTTTGGTATTGCATCAGTAGATAAGTGGATTAATAAGAAAAAAGATAACGAAAGCCCAGAAGAAGAAGGTTAATTATGTTACTAAAAAGAGGTGATAATAACGACAACGTTAAAAAACTTCAAGCCAAACTAGGCGTTGAAGCAATAGGTAATTTTGGACCTAAGACTGAAGAGGCGGTTAAGGCATGGCAAGCAGCCAATGGCTTAACTCCTGACGGTATAGTAGGAGACGGAACATGGAATAAGATGTTCGGGACAACTCCAGGTACTGCTCCTGCACCAGCTGCAGCTCCAATCCCATCCGGTCCATTTAAATTAGACAAACTAAAGGGACACATTCCCGATGCAGTAATTGCTCAGATTCCTGACACTGCTGCAAAATTCAATATAACTTCTCCTTTGAGACTTGCTCACTTCCTGGCACAATGCGGTCATGAATCAGGTGGGTTTAGAGCCGTTCAAGAGAATCTAAACTATTCTTCAAAAGGATTGATGGGCATTTTTGGAAAATACTTTCCAACTTTGGCTTTAGCTGAAGCTTATGCCCGCCAACCTCAAAAGATTGCTTCAAGAGTTTATGGAGGTAGAATGGGTAATGGTGCTGAAGCAACAGGAGAAGGTTTTAAATACAGAGGCCGTGGTTATATCCAATTGACTGGAAAGGCAAACTACATGGCTTTTGATAAGTTTGTACCTGAAGATACAGCAAACAATCCTGATTTAGTAGCTACAAAGTATCCTTTGGCATCTGCCGCTTGGTTCTTTGATACAAACAAGCTTTGGGGTATCTGCGACAGAGGAGCTGATGATGCAACAGTTACAGCTGTTACCAAAAGAGTTAACGGAGGTACTATTGGATTGGCAGACAGAATTAAACATTTCAGAGAATATTATAATCTACTAAAATAATGAGTGAGTTTCAATTAAAAGAAGGACAAGGGTACATCTATGTAGGTGAGTACTTCCACAAGTTTGGAAAGGAAATGCCTTTAAAAGAAAAGAAGATCGGTAAGACTGATGATTTATTAAAAATTCCTCAGATTGACGACTATGCTTTTAGTTTAGACTTTGCAGCATCTGATATTTATTTAGTAGAAGATGTTGATAAGCTCTACGATGCCTTAATTAACATCCTAGATCACGATAATCTAAAAGAGGATTGGTTTGAGGATAGTGACAACGACCTAAAGGAAAGGGTTGCTAAATTCATGAAAGCATTCGGATACGTTGAAATTTGCGACGTTGACGGAGATGGAATACCAGATCATTTAGACGAAGAAATAGGATAATATGAAGACCACATTACTTGTAACATCAGCAGCGTTTGCCTTTGTGTGCAGCTACTTTTTTAACTTAGCAATGGAAAACTCAGAGCAGTACCTTGCTGTTGTTGCGGTAATCTTCATGGATGGTTTCTTTGGAGTGATTGCCGGAACTAAAAGAGAAGGATTCAAGACTTATAAAGCAGTTAGAATTCTAAAGACGTTAGTTGCCTGGATTATTACTTTGACAGCACTCATAATGGTTGAAGCAGGTTTCAAAGGTACATCTTGGTTATCAGAAACGATTCTAATCCCATTAATAGTATTCCAGGTTATAAGTGCATTAAAGAATGCAGAACAAGCCGGCTTTATTAAAAACGAAGCCTTGACCGCGATCCTAGATAAGATCGACAAACACAAAGAAAAATAACTTGCCTTTTAGTTATTTATTACATACATTTAAAGTATGGGTAAAAAACTGTTTCCATATATTATTGCATTATCAGCTCTAGCAGTTTCTGCTTCAGCTGCATTTTATTCTGTGTCTGGTATTATGAAATTATTTGCCGGAGCAAGTCTAGCAGTTGGGATCATGGCCGGATCATTGGAAGTAGCTAAGCTAGTAATTGCTTCTTTACTTTATCAGTACTGGACTGAACTAAATAAGTTCCTTAGAACCTATCTAACAATTGCAGCCTTTGTGTTAATCCTAATAACCTCAGCCGGTATTTATGGATTCCTATCATCAGCTTATCAAGAGACAGCAAATAAAGCCGGTATTGTTGACCAGCAAATACTTGCTCTTGAAACTAAAAAGAAACTTTACGAAGGAACTAGGGAAGGAATTTACAAAGAGAAGCAATCTCTTTCTGGGTTAAAGGAGAGTCTCTCTAAAGGATCAACAACTCAGTTTACAGATAGGAAAGGTAACTTAGTAGTCAGGTCTAATAATGCAAGTATCAAACAAATTGAATCAGCATCTAAATCAGATGAAAAGCTTTCAGGTAAACTTGATGCTGTTAATGATTCTATCTTCTCATTAGAGAATAAAATTTTGGAAGTTAAAACAAACTCAACAGTTTCTTCTGAATTAGGACCATTAAAGTATTTATCAGGCCTTACAGGTCAACCCATGGATAAGATTATTAACTGGTTCCTTCTGGTTATTATTTTTGTATTTGACCCACTAGCTATTGCATTAGTGATTGCAGCTAACTTTGCCTTCGGAAGGAAGGAACAGCAGGAACTAACTGAGGAGGATAAAGAATGGTTAGAAGCACCTTTAGTTGAAGAGGAAGAGTGGGATGAAGATCATGCAATGGATCAAGCATTAAATGAAATGGTTGAAGATATACCTGAGGAAGAATGGAAGATCGAAGATGAAGATAAAGAGCCTTATGAAGTCTATACCGGTCCTAGAGAAGAAATAACCTCTCTAGAAACACAAATAGAATCAATCCGGAACGATAAACACCTTTCAGAATGGGGTAAAAGATCTAAGATTGAAGAAGCAACAAACCGGTTTAAGAAAGAATCTTTAGGAAAAATTTATTAATAGTTGCTTTATTGAATTCTTATTCGTATCTTAAGTATAAGCTAAAAAGAAATAAATAAAAGTTATGATTATACCAGAATTTACTTATCATTTAAGCGATACTGATTCGCTTTTCTTTAAGACTTACCCTACTCACTTTGCTATTTACAGCAAGCATGAATCGACAATCGAAACTAAGATTGCTGAGATGAGGAATGGTAAATGGCGCTTTGATGATTACAACCAGCGTAAACTGTTCTTCTTCCTATTTAATATCTACAAGAAGGATTTCGGTAAAGCATTAAAGCAGTATGTTAGAAGTCAAGAGGAAAAACCGAAGACTTACATGATTACTTGTGCAAAACGCCGGGTTGATATTAAGATTACTAAAATGAAACGTAATTTAACAGATTGGTTTTATGAAACTTTCTACGGAAGATAAACACGAAATAAAAGTATTTCTTATTTTAACAGCTGCTATCATAGCTATGATCAGCTTTGTAATTTTTATAGTACCTTAATTATGAGCAAAATAGACAAAAATAGTAAATTTTATAAACCGCCTACCTTAAAAGAGCGCTTAACTGATCTTAAGTATGCTATTTTATTTTGGAAAGGACGTAGTAAAGGAAGGATTTATACCCGGGATATTAAGTTAGATGACTTTAGGTATATTTTCTTTCCTAAAGGATTTGAGAAATATGGTTACTTAGGTACGTACTTGTATAATGAAGATGGTGCTTACTTTAATGCTCTGTATCCACTAGTACTTGCTATGGACTACGAAGCTAAGCCTAAATTCTGTCCAAGATGGTTCCTACGATTCCTTCACGTGTTTGGTAGTGATAGATCTATTGTAAGAGTACGTAACTGGTCCTTGCATGATTTATTACGTAAGTTAACTAAAGGAATTGGTTTTATTGATTGGAAAACTAAGTGGGAAAGTTATGATCTACGTATCTCAATTCACGGTCCTAAGCACCTACAAGACTTAGCTGATGATATTGAATCAGGATTCTACTCTAGAGGTGCACAAGAAGAGTTAGTAGTTAAGATCAAGCAATTGGATCCTAACGCAGGCATCATCTGGGGTAGTGTAGATAGATTAAAAAAACAGTTAGAAGAATTAGAAAGTAAACAAAATGATTAAATGGATTTATAAACCTTCAGGCAACTGCCCAGTACAAGCTGAAGGATACTTTCTAGGACATTACTTCTACTTTAGAGCTAGATGGGAGAGCGCAACTATTGAATTCAGTAAAACAGAAGGTGGTCCAGAAGTAGCTTATTATGTCCTAGCTAAAACCGAACCATTCATGGCAGGTTGGTTACCTAAATGGATATGCCGGTTGCTAATTTGGAAAGGATGCTTTAAATTTATAATTAGAAGACGATGAGTAAAATTAAACAAGATAAAATATTCCTAACTCAAGATGAGAATGGGAATCTAAAAATGGATGATGAACTAGGTAAGATGTTATTTGGTGATCCTTATGCTAATTATCCTTATAAATTAGTCCGTGAACGAGATGGATTAACAAAGTATGGAAGAGAGATGGGTTGGATTGAATGGGGTGAAGATGGTAGGTTTAAAGAAAAACACGATAAGCCTGCTGTCGGTCTA